TTAACCTGTTCCTGAACGGAATAATTATTTTTTTGTAGTGCAGTGACAAGCATGGATTCAAATATTTTACCAGTTCTGGTTTCACCAGGAACCATCATTCACTCCTTCATACTTTTGTTCCGAATAATATAAGCTAAAATCTCCTTTGCCGGAGTCCGATCTCCGGTACAACTAATCCGACGTGGACCGTCGAGAATGACATATTTGAACCCGAGACGAGAATATAGCTCACAAATACGATCAGTGGCTTGGTTAGAAACAACCACTGTACACGGAAGCGACACAAGCCATTCCGCTAATCTTATCTGATCATTAAACGTGAAGCCATCCTGAAAATATTTGGTAAACTCAACATCATATGGGGGATCGGCATAAACGAAATCATTTTCCGTGATTTCACATGTTAATTTTTCGTAGGAGCAATTCCGGAATTCCCAGCGTTGAAATACTTGTTTAAGCTCTGAAAATGTATGTTGATAGGTGATGTTTTTATACCTACCGAACGGAACATTAAACAAGCCATCACCATTAAAGCGACAAAGACCGTTATAGCCGGTGCGATTAAGATAATAAAACAACCAAGCTGCTTTAGGCGTATCCGCTTTACCTTTCTTTATAAGACGATTGAATTCATCTCGAAGCCTATAATAAGTTTCAGAATCATTTTTAAGCCGCTCAACCGGAATTCGGAGACCTTTCGCAACCTGTTTGTAGAAATTAATAAGATGGGGATTAATGTCAGAAAGTAAGGCTTTTTCCGGAAGAAGGCTTAAGGTTAAACCAAGCCCACCACAAAAGGGTTCGACCCAGCGGTAATCCTTGTAAAATGGGAAGAGTTTGCAAAACTGAGGAGCAAGCCAGCGCTTTCCACCCGGCCACTTGAGAGCCGGTTTCAAATGGGTATTTTTCATGATAACCTCAATCATGTCTGATCACCTCTCCCTCTGATGTGGAAGCCCACAGCAAATTTTAGGGCTTTCAGGAGAGCATTGCAACGCCCTTTCCGAACCGAGAAACTCAAACGCCCCGTTACCGGTTAAAGGTAACCGGTAACGGGGCGTCAAGTACCTGTAAAACTGTAGTTTGTGCGTAAGTTATCTCTCAAATTTTATTTTTTTCTCCGTAAATTTCGTTACAAAGCACATCCAACTCAAACTCTAAATCAGCCAATTTACTTCCAAACTTTTCGTCCATCACTTGAGTACCAGCCGCAAAACCAGCAGAATACCCCCGCATATAATACAGCCTGCAAAGAATAAGACTCCAATTACTACATGATTTGCATGGAGCGACTCGTTCGCCAATCACAGTTAATTTTGCACCGCAATATGAACAATAAAATTTCGGTTGTTTCTCTTGTTTATTAGTCATACATCCCTCCATTTCATCCTAAATCGACATAATTACTCATGTTCGACATATTTAGGAGAACTTGAAGAATCCCAGGCGATTGCTTTGTGCCGTCAACACGTACAGAGCAATCGGCTCCTCCTCACCTGAGGATTCGGCAATTTTAATGTTTTCTTTTACACGTTCCGGGAGAATACGAGCTTCCCGAAAGGCCCGTTTGACTTCCATGCTTAGGGCATCGACCACGTACTCATATATATAATCATTAGGCAGAGCTCCCCCATGCGCCCTGCGGCACATATCAAGAACCCACGAGGGAGTTTCCGGTCTGGTAACATATATCGTTCGCGATTCCGGTCCAGCACTGCCTGAGACCTTCTTTTCCATCGCTTCGAAATATGTTAAAGCTGTTTTTGCAAGTTCGATGATTTTCTTGTCCATACGTAGTCTCCTCATTCACACATTCCCAAATTAAGACTTTAATGCATCATCATCCGCAATCAGCGGATACCTCTTATGCAAAGTATTATCCGCTATTTGATCTAGTTCGAAATAATATCTTTTGATTGTCTTATAGTCCAGGAAGCTGTCGTCTGTCCACATTAATTGGTCCAGTACTTCCCGAACATCCCTCCTGGATAGGAATGTTAACATAGTTGGGAGCATCCCTTCAAATAGCTCCTCTGTAACGCTTTCCAACGAGAAAAACCCACCACAGGCATCACTAGCTTTCACAACACCAGCCTCCTCCAGTGACCAGTAGTAGCAGTATATCTCTCCCCGGAGATACTGATCGTAAACTTCAACCTCTCCGATTAGCGCGTCCTTTAATTTTCCATAAAGCTCAAGCTTCTCATCCTCCGTAAGGTCGTCAAACTCCTTTCCTATATACTCTTTGCAGTGTTCTCTCATACTGCAATAAATAAACCCTACCTGCCCAGAATCCCACGGATCGTTAAACGGGGAAATCGACATGGTTATCCCGCTGTGATCCAACAGGTACAGATCTAGGACAATAAATTCGTCCCCTTCGGCTTCTCGCTCCTCTATATCCTTCCAGAAGTCGAAAGTACTTGCATAAGAATGCTCGTCTCCTAATTTATACCTCCTGTGCCAGCACACCATCGTACCAACATTGTCCCACTCACGCGGACTTTCTGCATATTCGTCGTAACCGATGCCAAATTCTAACCTCTTATCCCCTAAGATGACCGTATGCCGAGATTTATGCGAATCTTTAGAACGCGGTCGAAAAACAAGGTTTTGTGACGTCATGATTGTGGTCCCTCCTGTCGGGGTTCAAACACCTGCCTGAAACAAGTAAGCAATTTCTTCTGTAGACGATTGAAAATTAATGAATTGATAATTGAAGACCAGTCTTCTCAGTTAATGCGACTAGCTTTTCTACATCATCCTTATGGACCAGAAATTCATAGTTGCGACCAAACCCGTGCTGTCGCAAGAAAACACCTTCTACATGCACGGTCAACCACCTATAGACGTCATCCCAATGAGTGAACTGTTCCGAGTTGTACCATTCGCGAAACTTCTCCTTTTTAGCATCGTCATCCATTGGAATCCGAATGGTCGCAGTAACAGTCGAATCCCAATATTTCACCAGCTTATCAACAAAATATGAATGCAAACTCGGGTGGTCGCATTCATTCAGATAATCAATCAAAGCCAAAATATCGTCTCGTGTCCTGGAGATACACACCTGTGGAATGGCTGTGTATCCCCTGTCGCGTAGCGCCTCCCCGCCACGCATGGCCGCCAGGGTATTAAGAATAAAAATTCTTACATAGGGGTGCGTGCCCGGGGCATGCACCATCCGCGCCAGTGACAAAAAAGCGGCTAACTGCGATTCAGTAATGGTGCTTTCTTCCGTATTCATATTGATTCTCCGATGAAATTCAATTTCCGTTGGAAGTCTTCCTACAGTAAAACCCACCCCAGCCTACGCGGCCTGGGTGGTGAAATAATTTTGGGCTTATCCCAGGCTTACTCTGGTGTCGAATACCTAAAGTTATCAGTTTTCAAAATCGACATAATGTACACCGTCTTTCTCAAGCTCTTCTAAGAGCTCGAAGAATTTCGGCAAGCTATCGGCATCGACTGATTCGTAAATACACTCCAACGTCGCTTTTAAGCGCTGCACGCTAATTAATGTATGATTAGCGTCGCCCCAAGTAAACGCGTCAGCTTCAGAAAGCTCATCCAAAATATCTTCATATCCGGCAAACAAATTAGACGCTAAGACAAACGTACACGTGTGAACCGGCAGCATGCAGAACCTCCTTTGACCTTTCAGTTGGATGGATTACTGTTTAATTTCAGCAGTAGCATACCCTAACTCTTCGAACTCTAATTTTTCAGCCAATTGCTCCGCACCCTGGGCGAATCCACGCGCATAACCGGCTAGATAACGGATCTCCTTCTCAACCTCCTGCACCATAGAACAACGGCTGCATGGAACCACAAATGTGTCATTTCCACTCTTCGTTACGGAGAGCTCCGAACGACACACCTTACACAAAAACCTGGTCATAGAAAATCTCCTGTATCGCTGAAAAGAACAGGTTTACAGTGGATCAATTCAATAGGTCTGCGTACCTGCTCGTTGATCTTAATACTTGGTATCCCGCAAATATATAAAATCGAAAATATGCGCAAAAGAATACGCTCTATGGATCTATTGCTAGCAGGGATAATAATCTCCAGCCTGGCGCCATCCTCAGCGCATAGCTGCTGGTGCAGTCTAACAGTAACAGAGTCAGGAGTCGTGTATTCTGATATTGACGGCTTCCTCGTTGAATCAGAAGATTCTGGATATACCGAGACAAAAGATGGAGATACTTTGGTGATGTAGTTATACACTCCCAATATCTTCCGGATTCCTGCAAAAACGTCCAAAAGTATATGAGAGGAATCACCTGTCACCTGCGACAACTCAGAAGAGTTTATAGACAAAAAGTCAAACGGGGAAACATACCTTCCATTTATCCTTAAACACCTCGTATCGACGCCGAAAGCCATAGCCAGCTTTAGTAAATAGTATAGCTCCTCTGGAGTATTATCATACTTCATAAGGAGATCAAATCTAATGCGAACAGAGCTGGGATCTTCTGGTAGAAAAGATATAGAGCATGTGTTTTGGATTCCCAGCCCATCACCCATTCCCAGAGTGAAAGTCCCCTCACATGTGTTAACTATTGCCGGAGGAGACAGGGGCACATGCCATAATAACGGCAGTTTGAAGACCGGAATAAAAAATTCTACAGTAATAGTCCTCCAGTCCTGTCCTGTGCAATCCGAATCAAAAGGCATAAAAGTCTCCATACATGAACGAAAATCACTTACCATAAAAACAACGACAAAATCCGGCGGGGGGGAATTGAACCCCCGACCTTCAGTTTATAAGACTGCTGCTCTAACCGCTGAGCTACCGCCGGACGCGAAGCGGATTATAAGTTTTCCTTTAGGTTGTGCGACTTAATTCGCTCCGCATAAATAGAACATCATAATACGATAGTATCGGCATTCGACGGAACCGATACTCTACTACCCTCTAAGACCCCGTTGTGTGCATGGATCACAACGGCCTCAGATGGAACGTCTCGATCCACAACCGCAATTTGCTCAATAGCGTGCGGCTGATGAGCGAGCACTGTAGCTACAAACGAGGTCTTAACAGGATCCTCACATAGGATGGTAACTCTGCCGGAAAGAAGTCCGCCGTCAATGCACTCAATCATTTTTGTAAAAAGTTCAGCAGACGGCGTGCTGGATACCCTAACTAACTTCATACGCAATCTCCTTTTTTTATTGGTTACGGATTATTGTTCTCCGAAGAAGAACGCGGCGAACCGCCTATGGAATGGCAATTGGTGGAGTTTCTGGAGCAGCGTTGGCATACGTCATGCCGTGGTGGTACACTACGGCCAGGGACCGGTGGCGGTGTCTGTTGGTTAAAGAACCGCTGATCGGCACCACATTCCGGGCAGAAACGAACACGTCCGCCGAGACTACGCCTGCATACAATGCATACATATCGCTTGTCTGAGAACACTAGCACTAATCCCCATCCAATGACCCCTAATAGCAGCCCTAAAACGAAACCAAGGATCGGACGCCCCCTGGCGTAACTACCAATCAGGCATCCGCAAATAGCCAACAACAGCCACAACACCATCACCAACATCGCAGCAGAATCTTGGTCCATAGTTCATTCTCCTTTCTTTTGTGTGACTGCTCCCACGACTAAAGCAGAATCTTGGTCCATAGTTCATTCTCCTTTCTTTTGTGTGACTGCTCCCACGACTAAAGTCGTGGGCTTCTAGGGGTTGATACCCAGGGATTGCAGCCCCAATCCCAAAATGTTTACCGCCGCGTTGCAAGGGCTTTCATCCCCATGTCTAAAGACAGGGGCTTTCAGCCTAGGAAGGGGGGGTAAATAATAAACAGAAGCTATTTTTCCTGCTCAGCTCCGGCCTCCTGTTGAGATCCTTGCCTGATCCTGTACACTTCCTCCCTGTCGATCCTGACATTGGGCGGTGCTTCGAATCCAAGCCGCGCGACTCCGCCGCTGGCACGAATAACTGTTACCACGATCTTCAGGTTGCCCTCTGCAATTACAACCCTTTCCTGTTCCTTCCTTGTCAGCGCCAACATCTGAGTTCCTCCTTTGAAACTACTTGCTGGGTCCTAATCGGTTTCCGGCTTTTGAGACAGAGCAACATGCTGTATATCAACATTTACGTTGATCCCAAAATTTGCCAACTGTGCGGTAAAATTAGGATCCGTAATTGTTGATATAATAAAACTACCGGGATTCACCTCCGTAACGAATCCCACCGGGACAAAATCGTTTGCTGGAGTTTTTAGCTCCAGGACAATTGCGCTTGTATCCAGGTTCATACTCCTGACTGGATTCAAGCTGCTATCATACAGCCTTAATCTAAGTTGCACAAATAGCTCCTCCTTTCATCAAAACCAAACTTTTCGAGTAGCATCCGCTGCTATAACATGACTCATATCCGTTACCGCACCAAGTAATTTATCGAATTCAGCACGAACTCTTTCGCGAACAGCATTATCCTCTCTAAGAATGTCGGCTGACACACCAGAGATAAGCTGCTCGGCGCGGTCCATCAATTCCGCGAGCTGCTCGTCATCAGTGCAGTTAAGTTCCTTAAACCGCACCAAGAAATCTTTAAGATTGTCAACAGTAGCAGATTTAAACCTTTTGACCTTTCCAGTTTCTGGATCGGTCGCCAGTCTGTCTACGAGATTGTTAACCAACCCCGCGAACTCTTCAATAAAACTGAGGCGGATCAAAGCCAATGTCGCGTCCGCCTTTTCCCTGAACTTTTCGAGCTCCTGTTGGTAAATGGCCTCCTTTAATGAATCGGGAATTGTCATATTAACATATTCCCAGTAAAAACGCATAGTCTCGCTGGGCTTTACAAGATAATCTCCCTCTGTGTAAAGCGATCCCAGCTTTTCCCGCATTTCTGCCTGGATAGAAGGCCATTCAGCGTCCAGGGCTTCGACGGCTTGAATAAAAGCAGCACGATGCCCCTGCATCACAGTCTGAAACTTCTCGCTGTCCTCCTTCCTGATGAGCCGTACACCGCTATCCATGCAGGGTAAGCTCATCCTTATCCAGTCTCTACGAATCGCATTTCTAATTGACACGATCTGTTTATATTGCTTATTACTAGTGGGAAGCACCTGCTTCTCCACTATCAGCACTGAGGGATCCGAAGAGTAGGATTCGGCGAAACTCTCCAGGACCTCGTGTGCAATCTTGCGTTTGGTGCCCAGCCATTTAAACCTGATTCTGACACCAATATGCGTCGTTAGCACATTTTGTGACATTTTGACACCTCCATCTCCAATCTCAGTGCGTCCTCTCTGGTGGGACATTCCCCATAAATCCTACCGTCCTTGATAACAACCCAATACATCGTTCCATCTCTACATATTGGCCGCACATCTGCGAACCGGTCTGCCACTACAACGGCACCCAAAGAAACGAATTTACTGGGGTCGCTACTAATAATGTATATCTCCGACCCTTTAATTACTATTCTTGTGAACAACTCACTCTCCTTCCTGCTCGATCCTTAGTCTGCCATTTACTCTTAATATCATAAACCCGCGGCATGAACGAATCCAAACAGCGTCCGTTCGCCCAACTACGCAACCTGCCCAGTGATTCGGACATAGTCGTAGCTACAGGTACAATAAGCGACATCGTATCCTCGATGTCTCTATCGAGCATCCTTGCCAGCCTGCAGCACGTCTTTATTTCAGCTCCAGTCCATTGATCGGAGAGCTGCACAAGCTCTTCGACGTCTCCTTCCAATTCATAATTCTTCATATATATCTTCCAAATTTGTTCCCGTTCGACCTCTGAAGGAAGATCGAAGAAGAACAACGCATCGAATCTCTCGGCACGGGAAAACTCTGGTGGAAGTTTTTCTATATCATTGCATGTAACGATGGTATAGACATCCGTTTCATGATCGTTCAGCCATGTTAGCAACGATCCGAAAACACGAGCCGATACGCCACTGTCAGTCCTTCCACTAGACTGAACTCCACTTAGAGCCTTCTCGACCTCATCAATAAAGAAAATACATGGTTGGATCGAATCCACCAGAGAGAGCATTCTCCGCACATTCTGCTCTGTTTGCCCTACCAAAGAGCCATAGAGCGCTCCAATGTTTGCCGAAACAACGGGACGTCCGACTTCCACCCCGAGCGCTTTACAAAAAGCGCTCTTACCAGCACCTGGGACACCGAGAAGTAAGATGCCCCTCGGCTTGGCTAACGGATCGTTCTTAAGTAAGCAGTTTTTCGCAAACTGCTTAACATGATCCAATCCGCCAAGTGCGTCAAATCTGGGTCCATCATAATAAATCTGCATGAACCCAGAAGCTTTAACTAATTCAGACTTAACCTCCAGAATCTTAGTTGGTACATACTTCCGATGTTCGAGGAGGCTGAGCGCAAACGCGCTTTCTGCCTCATAACTGGTAAGACCAACAGCGGCCCTAGCTGCCTCCAAACACTCTTCGTCGGGGATCTCTAACTGAGAGTTAATAGCAACTCCCTTAGCCCGTTCGAATAGCGAATCTACATCTGGTAAGCAGCTCTGCATCACATACATACGGTGCTCGATCTCAACCGGAGGACGAGTACCTGGTGGTGCAAGAATAATACAACTGCTATTGCATTGTTCGCAGATCCTCATGTACTGAAGAAGTCTGCAAACAACATCCGGTGCGTTTAAAAACCTATGAAAATGGATCAAGACATATACAGTCTTGGCCCGCACCTGAAGACTGTGAAACTGTATTACGGGAGCCGTCTTGCTCCTTGCAGACAAAGGCAAAGGCTCGGGAGAATCCTTCCAACCGTCCACGGCGTCCCAGAACGAAGTATCTATCTTATAATCTTCGGGCTGGTCCGCATTAAGATGACTGAATATCTTAAAAGATGACTCAATGACATCCGGAGTCTCGATCCAGATGCCTGAGTACCCGGCGCGTATCAACCCCCTAATCCGATCAACCAAATTGTCCATTTTGTTCCTCCAGTTCGTTCCTCGATTCCACAAACATTTCCGGCTTATCGACTTTACTGTCCATGTCGCCAAGCGTCAGGATATGCTTGAGACGATCTAAGCATTCAGTACCAACATATCCAGCGAGATCCACTTCGATCTCTCCGTTCTTGTGAACAATAATCTTTATCTGTCTCATTAGAATTCCTCCAATAGAATCTCAGTACGATCGTCGGACTGCACACACTCGGTGATTGCCATCCCTGCCTCTGCCGCAATCCTACGCACCTGCTCCAGGATGTACTGCTGGTTACACGCCTCCAACTCCTCTTGAAGCTCCTCAATTTTCTCCGGAGAAAGGTATCCTTCTAAATTCACATCGCCGTCCTGATCGACTGCGAGTGTAAAGCTCGTCTCTGAAGAATATAAACTCAGATAGTGGTTCGACTGATACGTCTCATGTCGAACCTCAAAACCACGCTTCTCAAGAACCTGCTTGAATAATTCGAGGTCCTTGACCTTGAAATTTAGCTTCATATAGAACGACATCACAACCTCCTTTCCAAAAGGAAACAAAACCCAGTGAGCTAAGTACAGCAATACTAAAAAGTTGTTAAAATGAATCGCCAGTGGTCAACTTGAGGTTGACCACTGGCGATAACATCTGCCATATTTTAATGCCGCTGATTCGAACTAAATTAAATCATGAGAATAAAAAAGCCACCTAGCCAGATGAGGGAGAAACACCCAGCTAGGCGGCAACAAACCCCGGCGACCGCACAACACATCAACCTAACGAGTTCAGATACATAATCAAATCTTGAATAGGATCATTAGACCATACCGAAGCACGATGGCTTGCTGTCTTGGGACCCGCCATAGCGTCAACGGCTCGCTCCAATTGTTTCAGACCCTCCTTAAGAATGGCAAGGGCCGAGCGAAGCTGCGTTGTGCTATCAGCACCGCCAGTAGTACCAGGTGCGGTGTCCGTGGGTTCAATCCCGGACATATCAGTGGGAGGCATATTAGTATCAGTCATACCACCCATGTCGGACGGACCTGGCCCAGGGGGCATCCCGCCGCCCATCCCCATAGGCGGCATGCCTGCACCACCGCCCATATCTGCCGGAGGTGCGCCCATGCCCATATCCATAGGCGGCATACCACCGCCTCCAACGCCACCCAAAAGACTCATTAGGGCATTTGGATCCATACCACCTGGAGGTGCTCCTTGGGCACCACCAGCAGGAGGAGTATATGCAGCCTTCGTCAAAGCTGCGATGGCTTCCTTGATAAATCGCTTTTTAAGCTCTTTATTGTACATTGCTTTACCTCAAATTAAATACTGACAGAAACGGTACAAGACCACCTAGACCTAGGGACGTGACGCTCCGCATGGGCTAAAGCCCAGCGGCTTCTTGGGCAACCCCCGCCGCCGCAGAGGTTAACGCCCAACGGCTGCGTCCCAGCCGAAGAATGTTAAAATTCCAGCTAATATCAAGTATAGCACAAACACAATGAGTCTGCTGGCTATTCCACTAATAATTCTCCGCCCAAATGTCCGTTTCCTCCGCACTCCAGCCAACATCGCAGTGCCTCCAAATCAACTGGCACTCATTCGCTTAAATTCTAAACAATTTTCTAGCCGCATCCAGGTCGATACCACCTTCTGTACTCAGATAATGCCCTAGTCCGCCCCCTAATAAGGCACCGATAAGAAATCCGGCACCTGGACTTTTGTTCATCAACTCCGCTGCCGCCATACCACCGATACCGCCAATTGTAGCGCCTAGAGCTGGATTTAATATAGGATACAGCTCAGCAAGTGCTCTTCTGTATTTGGTATAAGAGTCCGGTTCCGGTGCAATTCCTTGCCTTTCGCGTATAGCATTGATAACATGCCGCCCTCCAGTAACAGCGGTACCTGCCCCACCAATTGTCAAAAGAGTCTTTAAAGGACTGAATCTGCGTCCAGAAGATGAAGACGGGGTTTTGGGCGCAGATGTAACAAACCACAACAAAGACCTACCTAGCCCCTTCCAGAAAGGACCTATTCCCTGCCCTACGGCAGCATTCTTAATTTCAACAGTGTAAGCTTTCGTATTCATAGGCTTTTCATCTGAATATATTAGTTGCTTTCTTCTAAAATTATAACTTATCTTTCAGTGAGTATAACAGCTTGATCTGGGGTTATTTTACCGGACTTGAGTGCCTCAAGCAGTTCTTCTCTATTCTTGAAGACAATCGGATCCCCCTTTTCCTTTCTGCTAGACAAATAATGCAGCCCCAATGCATATTCCATTGTAGGAACGGCGTGTGCCTGAAACCGCTGAAAAGATATTACGTTTTTAGACGGAAGCAGTTTCTCAATGGCCTCTTTAACGGCAGCCGGATCAACAGGGACATGAAACTGCATGGCGTCTCCATCAAAATCCGCCCCAAAACCGGTAACCAGAAAAGGATGTATCTCCATCACCTTATTTTTAGTCAACTTAGGCCAAGCCGCCAGAATCCCATATTTATGCAAAACAGGAGCACGAGAGATAATAACCGGACGATTGCGCATCTCCTGAAGCAAAATATCCTTGGCTTTTTCGGTTTTCTTCTCGACGGCTTCAACAGCTTGACTAGGTGTAGAGCCTTTGCGAATAAGTCCTCGGAGAATAAATGGTTTATATATCTCCCAAGCAGATTCTTCTGGAATAGCAACTTCATCAAGATCTAGATTTGGATTTGGAATAATCGTTGCCCTTCCCACCAAATCCACCTGAGCACCAAGCAGCTTTCTCTGCACTACCCCGTACTTCGGAGAACTTCCTATGATCTGCTGCAAAGCGCCTTTAATATTCTGTGCCTTAAGCTTAGGGTGAACAGGATCACCTAAACCTACTACTGCCTGTAAAGCCGAATATAACAAACGTCGATCCGATGGATCGTCGATACCAGCCTTTTTAAGCTCACCCAGAGCTTCATTCACTTCATACAAATCTTTGTATAAAAAGTTCATATCGGCTACAAGAGGAACGCCACCCGATGCAAGCATTCCAATTGGCCTAAAGATAGGCGGTAGAACCGGTACTTTATCCCAAATCAAATCTTCGGGGCGTTTTTTGAAATCCTTAAATGCCTTCAGAATTCGTAACCTGCGCAGTGCCTGATCGTAATTATTACCTTTAAATCTTTTAAGGTTGTCCTCTTCAAGCTTTATTTGTTTGTCTAAATCAATGTCAGCGAGTGCAGCTTTCAGGGCCTTTGTCCCGGTACCATATCCTGGTAATTCCAATTCACCAGTTATAACATCGTGATATTGCTTCTGCGTTAACTTAAGCAAACTACGCAGAACTGGCTCGGCCATAGGATTTGGCATTGGCTCAGCTAACGGAATGGCAGCCCAAAATCGTCCATTTAGCCCACCCGTTATCTTACTATCGAAGAAACCACCATCTGCAACGCTGAGTTCTCCACCACGGATTTCTACTACACCACTATTCTTAATCGTGCGCCCCTGGCTCAGATCATCTATATCCTTATTTGTTAAGGCAAAAACACCGATGCTGCCGGAACTATCTTTAGGATAAATACCAGCCGCAATAAGCTGATGCATGAATTTATCGTAGACAAGCGGTCTCTCAGAAATTGACGGTGTGTCGTAACCTAGTTTGACGCGAGTCCAGTAATCTTCGTTCTTCTGACCTCGAACGATTCTCGCGTCTCTAACAGTGTGATAAGCCCCGTGCGATAGCAGGCCCAGCATCTCCAGCATCCCAATCCGTTTTGCACCAGAAAACCCGCCCTTTACAGGAATCTCCTCCGAGCTGTACCCGCCAATACCTCTACCAGAAAGCTTGCTCTCGGATAAGTGATGCAGCTTCATAACATATCTGTAGCCTGCTGGTGCCTCCACAGTTTGGTTGTACTTCTCCAAAAATATTTTTGCTTTATCGGAAAGTCCGTGCTCTTCCAAGAGCTGACGTACTTTCTCATGCGTATTAGAAGTAAAATCTGGAATCTCCAAAGGACGCCCAGTTTTCTTAGCTACGTTTGCTAGAAGCAGTTCCCACAACTGACTTATATTCGCACGGCCCTGAATACCTAGCGGGTTTAGCAGAAGTTCGAAGGGCTCTCCAGATTCATCCTTTGGCATCTGGGAATCTGGAACAATTACAGAAATTATGTGCTTGTCACCATATCGTCCGCTGATCTTATCTCCAACCCGGAGCGGATGCCTAGCCCTAAGCACGATATTAATATGCTTAGGACTGATAGCAGCCGTTACTACTTCTGCTGGATCATCGTATTCCCAGACTGGAGATGCATCACGAAAAGAAGAGCGAATGCCGCCTTTACCGACGACTATAGGAGTTTTTGTAACAACCAGCGCTATCGGATCTCCCTTCTCAAGTATGGCACCAGGCCGCGGGATACCATCTTCTGTGTATTTCTCGTAAAAGGACTTTGTGTATTTTCCAGGAAAGATAGACATAAACTTCGAAGTCCGCGTAACCATCTCCGGAGATAAGTCTATCCATTTCTGATACATGTGCTCGGATTCGAGCTTCTTAGCAGCAGACTCAGAGATTACCGCGGCATCTTCAAAGTTGTAACCTTCCCACGGAATATACGCTGTCTTCAAATTCCTGCCTAATGCAAGAGCATTATCCTTGTCCACATAGTTGCTTCGCGTTAATATGCTTCCCGGATAAACAGTATCACCCGCTTTAACAATTGGAGTCTCAGTGTAGAAGGTCTTACGATTGTATGGAAAATCTTTATAATACGGAATCTTTATGGTTTTACCCTGCTCGTCTTTTATATAAATAGCATCAGGGGAAACTCGCGTCACAACGCCAGCTACCGTAGATTTCCTAACACCAATCTGTTCTCCATAAAGCTTATCATAAGCTTTACCGTGTGCTATACTGAGGTTCTGGACAAGAGGAGCTTCAGCCTCGACTAGCGGAACAGCTTGCGTAAGCATGCGAGCGCCCATCGACACCCGTTGCGGATAACTGTTCTGCTTCATCGGGACGAGATTTGAAAGCGGGGAGTAAATATCGTCAGAGCCAGGAATAACATAATCAACGTCCCGCCTGCGAACTAAAACATGCTGATTATTAATAATTGCCGGAATAAGTGGCAGATCTTCTGCCAACGCAGATTCGAAAGTAACAACTTTATTAAAAAGTTGTTGTGGGCTGAGATCCACCCGACGATTGGTCTTGGCGTCAATGAAAGTTGAATAAATATTACCGTTCCGATCCCTACGAACCCCAGTTCCGAAACGAACATCTACCCCGACATGCAGACCTTCTGGAGTCACTATGGGATCTATAAAACCAAGAAAGGATGGATGATTATATCGAGAGTCGTCTGTAATCTGCCAAACATTTGTGATACCGCCTTCCCCTGTACGAGTTGTGCGGTACCGAGTATCTAGAATCTCTAATGGATTAATTTCCTGTAACGCAGTTCCAAGACCACTACCATGAATGGTTTCCCTTATGGCGTCATCAAAAACACCAACCGGGAAGTACCTAACGTCGCGGCGTGCTCGTACACGATTATAATAGTTTCTAAGCTTGTTTAGATTGCGGGATACTGCTTCCCGCAATAGATCCTCTGGACCAATGGTTGATAAAAACGTAATATGATTCCTATCATCAATCGTATCTTCTCCGCGTGCGCTCTTAAGTAACTTCTCCGTGATTCTGAGCACCGTGTCCTGATCCAGCCTTTTTGACGGGCGGTTCAGTGTAATCAAATTAACATTTGGATCGACTTCAAGGGTTCCGTATAACTCACGTATTCTTTTAACTAAATCTGCGTCGGCAATTGACTGTAGCTGCTTTCCAAAAATAGCAACAGAGGCACGCCGCACGGCAGATGTATCGGAGTTCTCCTGATTAATCTTAAGAATCTCGGGACCCCAAACTTTCTGTAATTGTTGGTCGGGAATGCCCAGCGCCCGCAGGAAAGGATATAAAGGAACACGGGCCTGACCGGATTTTAAATAAAACACACCAGACGTAGGATCAAAGACATAACGATGTCCTACGCCTTTAGCAACATTTATAAGAGCTTCGTATTCACCATCGTTTGTCAGACGGGTGTACACTCCGGGACGTAACCGCATCTGATTGACAATCCCATATTCGACCCCATTAAGAATAAACGTTCCTCTGGGGGTCATATATGGGACTGCAGCTATACGCTTACGCTCCTCAGATAATATTTTCCCGGTCTTCTTATCGTAAAGTCGAACAGTTCCACGTAATGGTCGGTACAATGTCCCGCCGGATAGAATAGCCTCCTTCTCTTTCGAAGGATCGACCGTATCTGCACCTTCGTAAGCAAGATCTTCGATAGAGAAGACGTAATCGTTGTCTTCTATCTTAGAATTTGCAGATACCGTATCTAAGATAGAGGAATAGATGTTATTTCGAATTGTGTCTATATCGTCGATTTTATATAACTGTTTCATGATAAAATCTTAGTGTTCCGCACCCGTTTTTCTTTAACACCATCCTCTGTCGCAGAATCATTGTCAGCCTTGATTGCTTTCAGCCGCTCTCGAACGTATTTATTGATAATTTTTTCTTCGGCATCCGTATCCAGCTCTTTTTCTGCAGGACGTTTAACATCCAACGCCGGGCCGTAGTTTATCTCCTCCTCGAAGAATTCTGGAGGAGGCAGGGTTATCTGACTTTCCGTTAAATAAGGATAACTCTGAGCGCGCCATCGCCTGATTGCTTCCGCTGTTTCCTTGGTCGCGGTGCCAAGCGGGTGTTCCGAAACAGCAGATGCTACTCCGACGGCGAAAGCCAGTGCTGGTAAGGCATACAGGCCGCGCATCAGGGACCACGCCAGTCCAAACTGGCCTTCTTTCAGGTGAGATCCAAGCTTCTTTGAAGGAGGATCGACATTTAGGACCGAGTAATAATCAATACCGAGCCTGCGGGATACCTTATCCGCTACCTGCTGCCTGGTTTCATACGGAAGACGCAACAGTTCTTCTGTGGATAATTCATCGTTCAATATTTTCTTCGAGAGAAGTGCGGTTCTTCTCAGTTCTTGTAAGTACTCCTGTTTGTCTTTATCTATAGTCGCTCTCAAGTATCCCTTTTCCATAGGCTTAAATATATATTCATTGGCCAAATAAGTAGAGCCAAACGGAATCGCCAGAGAGCCAACAGCTAGCAGCGGGTACTGAGCCAGTACATTCATTACTCGAGCGAAAGGACTCGAAGCCGTTTTAGCATGACCGGCTACCGAAGAAGATTTCTTTTCCTGCTCAGCGTTTATTTGTTCATTCTCCTTTAGTTCCCTCCTAAGAGCTTCGTAGTAATCTTCTGGGGTTATCACATAAGTACCACGAGGAGCAGACGGACTGTCGTCGTATATCGCCTTATTACCATACCGCATAAGGTAACGGATACCAGTCAAACCAACCGGAACAGATGCTAAAATAGTAGCGACGCGCAATAAATCCCTTCTAGCATGCCGTGGGCCAAGACCGGTAAGAAGCTCTCCAAAAGAAAAATCCGGAGGCAAATTCAATTTTTGTATAAGCTTCTTAAAGAAATCGAATTGCGCTGATTTTACGTTAGATCGCATGGTATTTCTCGAATCTCTGGTCATTTGGAAACTGCTCCAGGTTACTCTTCTTTACTTGTATAAGATATGGCTGACCCCACTCTAGATATATGTAAACTACGACACCAGTTTCCGTCTCTTTTGGAGTAACAACCGAAGTGTATTGCAAAAACCAACCATTTACTATCCTGTCCTTTACCCAAGTGTAATATTCCGTATCTGCTTCATCAGACAAATTAAACAGGCGCGACTTGAAAAACACGAAGGGTACAAAATCCATCAAGTCGTCATATATCCCATTAAATTCTCCAAGATAGGGAAACTCACGCCCAGGCCAGGTCAAAGGACCAGGATGCCACTCCGACTGTTCGCCTACATATTTTGCGCACCTATATGACATCTCTTCCTCTCTTCTTACGACTCCTCTCAGCATTTTCCTGCAAATACCTAGACACCAATTCTACTTGTAGATCACGCAATTGATTGGCATCCAGTGTTATCACATGCCGAGCGATGATAGCATCAATCGGTTCTTGTCCCGGAATCTGTTCCACAAAAGGCTCTATGCCCAACTTGTAGCCAGCGCTTCCAAGACCTCGCACGAGTTTCAACCACGTAGTGTAGCCAGAGGCCGATAGACTGGCCAAAGATGTTGCAACAGGTGCAGCCAGCAGCACATACGTCGCTGGACTCTGCGCTTTCTTAATTAACAATGGATGTGTCATTTATCTCACCCTGTCTCTTCAAAGCCCTCGAGGAGAGCTTTACGATAATCAATATTATTTAATTTCGTTTCTAGGCTATTACTAGATCCGTTAGGTGTAACCAGTCCCGGTACAATTATCTGCGGTTTCTTATAAATTTTATGACGCAATTTGTACTCGTCCACTTTAACAGAATCGACAGCTCCCTGTTTTTTAGCTTCCTGATACACAGAGTGAGCATCTTCCAGAAATTTACGCACTGCTCGTTCTGATGCAACACATACTCCCTGCCCACGAAGAAATGCTATTCCTAATACAATAGCACGCTTAATAAAAGTGGACGGTGGTAAGCCCTTAAGAACGCGAAGACGTTCGTCATCCGTCATTGAAGCATAATCTTTACCCTCAGCAGCTTTATCACAGCTTAAATATACGATACCGTTCTCAGCCCAAAATTCGATGTCAAGAAATTTCTTAACTTTTCCCATATAAGACTCCGATTTTAAATTCCAGAGATTCCAGAAGTTCCAGGGATTCCAGAAATTTCTGTCGGCAGAGTTATAACGTTCTCTTCCTGTCGCGGTCCAACATAAACCGCGCCTACCGCTTTAGCGAGGTTAAGAGGCACCGGCTGGCCAGAAGCCCTGGCTGATCCTACTTCCGATAGATGCTGTGTCACAGACCGCAAAATCGGAAGATTGTACCTATGGGCACTGGCCTCTTCTAACGCAGCATAGGTATTAGCACGATCTAATACCTTTTTGATGCCGCTATGGATATGATTTGAGTGCAAAAATAACATATAAGATCCTGGGTCCACTAATCCAACGGATTTGTACCCAAGTTTTCTGGCATATTCCGCAACGGCTCCCGCCCTTAATTCCGGATCGCTATACATCATGTTAATTTGATCCAAGACTGGAGCAATATCGTACTTAAATTGTGCAGCTCGTAGAGATTGTACGATGTCAGGAGTAAGAAAAGATTTATTTCGCTCGTGTTGGTGCAGCAACGATACTGCAACCGGAGCTGGTACGCCCGACCTAACAGCTAGAGAGATCCACTGGCTCGGAAGCATGACAGGCATATTGCCACTCACTATGTCCTCATAGAACTTTCCAAGTGGACCTCGCTTACCATACACCTGGACAGCCCGAACTGTTGCTCCAACCATGTTCCCAATAGGGCTATCCGCTATGTTATTGCGCAGTGTAATATCGTCTTTAGTGTAAATTTCCGGTGCTATAGGAACTTGCACCCCAGCCGCTGCCACACCAGCCTGGAACAAACCATGAGGCGCCAAACTTTTAATATAGTTATCTCGCCGGATATAATGCGCCAACTGCTTAAAAGGTATTCCAGAATAACTCTGCAATACTATAGGAAAGGCTTGTTCCAATTCTTCCGTGGTCGGTGTTCGAGCTAATTCTTTGGATAGGGCATCACGGACCGAAGCATATACAGGCAAAATATTTAGAGCCTGACGAACGAATACGTTCCCATCCGTTGTAGGAGTCAGTAAGCCATTAGATACAGCATGCTTCAGAATCTTTGCCAAATCCTGATCATGAAAGCCCTTCGTTAATGTAGGATTCATCTTAAAAGCCATATACAGAGACTGCGCCATATTCACAGCGCTAGGACCATCAATACGATGCGGTCCGTATGCCTCTAATATGGCCTTCGCCATCAGCATCGGAGAGCCAGCTTGTCCAAAGAGAGAATCATATGTATCCGAGCCAAGAATAAAATAAGCTATCCCAGAGAAAGCAGGAAAAGATTTCAGAAAGATGTCAAGTTTTTCTGAAATAGGAACTTCTTTAGGCGACACCCCAACCGCGTATAACGCGGCGTCCACCATACTAACGATAGGGTTCGTATCAATCCCAGAAAACAATATATTATAAATAGCCCTCTGATTCCGAATATTCATGATAGCGTCGGGCAATGGCTTGTCTTTAATATGCAGAGAAGAAAGATAGCCCTTTGATAGAAGAGTCTGCTGAAAGGCGGTACTAGCAGCAGCGGACAAGACCTGCAGTACAGTAGTTTCCGCTGGCGGAGGAGCAGGAGGCCCAGCCGCAGGAGTTTGCGGCAGAACCTCCTGCGTCATCTCTGCGACATTAGGCGGTAATGGGGCATTAACCAGCGCCGATACTGACGACATACCTGAGATCGAGGCTTGTAAATACAGAAGGCTTGAAAATTATCAGTAAATTATAGTCTATTCCCGCCCCTGATAGGGTAGTAACATCGAAGGATTCTCCTTTAGCGACTGTTGTATCCCATACTCCAATATAAAGATAGCTTCTGCTTGGTCCGGTCTGGTAATGTTCAAGTCTGGATACAAACTCCTAGCTCGGAAAAGAACATCCTTCTTGTCAGACGACAAAGCAAAGTGCTTTTTCCATATATTCGGAGATACTAAACGATAAGAACAACCGAGTGCAGCTAATACACCTATTAGAATCCCTTTCGTTTCTCCAAAAGTAAATGAACTGGAAACACCCTGTTTCGGCATCGAATGCACATCCTCTATATACGCAATACGAGTATCTGTTTTCTTAAGAAAAGCTAGACTTTGAACCAGAGAACGAACGTCGATCTTGGAAATCTTTCGGGACCTACCCGATTTCTTAATAGCAATACTGGGAATATCCAGTAACCGGATTTCTCTGTTTGGGTAAAATAAGTAAGCTATCGCCCCGTTAACACCAGGATCAACTCCGAGAATTACAGGCATATCTATACCTCCAGTGATCAAAGATCCTGTGCGAGTGACGGAAAAACCCCGAACTCCTCAATCCTACGAACGATTTTAGAATAAACTTCCACGATCATATTCAACTTTTCGATAGAAGAGAGTTCGGACAATGGGGGTATCTGCCGTTGCAACAATTTACTACCAACATCCGGCAAACTATAACCTTTAGTGTATCTGGTTATCGGGAAAGTCACCTGATAGTAAGAACGACAGTGGGTTAATGCATCGGCAGTAAGATCCTTATATAACAACTCATTGAGCAGAAGCATCAAATCTACATCTCTCCGAGTACCGTCCTGGGAAAAAGCACAAATTAACGAATGGGGTATAGAGACATCTGATCCGCACTTTAAGCGCAGAATGTGAAGCAACCGACGTATATTAGGTAGTACGTACTCGTATAGATTCAGACCAAGCAACCATTTTCCAGAATTAAAGTGCTCGGCAATATCATGCAGTATGGATACTACCTGGGTAGGCGTGTGGTAACGTTCGGAAGTCTTCCAATCAACTAATGCCCGTGACGGAGGAGGCGTCAAACTATCCCAGAGATCCAAAAGTTTAAAAGACTCCTTTTCCGGGTCGCCTATCAAATCAGCCGGATGGACCCTCACCTGACGCAACGATTGTAGCGCTGTTCCATTAGCAGGAAGTATTCCATAAACCAGTTCCAAACATCTGTTTGTGGGTGGAAGATTCTCTCCATCTGAAGCCAGGGCCTTATCCAAATCGGAATGACCATAAGTCGCGTTGTTTACGGCCAAAACATCCAATACAACCAAGTCCTTTTGAATTAACATGAGAGTTCTCCTATCTAACAGTTCCTGCCAGATCCACTAAGTTAAAAGTGGCGCTGGAGTACAAGCTGTGTTCGTGCGATGTAAAGATGCACTGAACACGCTTGTTACAGGAAAATTCATGTAACAGATCAAACAAGCTCAACAGCATATTAACATTCTTGCTGTCCAACCCAGCCGTAGGTTCATCCGCCAGCAGAATCCCGTTTCCACCGCTATTAAGATAGAACACAAAAGCCGTAATTACAGATAACATTGTTCTTTGACCGTATGATAGCCTAGAGATTGGAATTTTACCATACTGTGTATTAGCCAGAAAAACGGTCCTGTCACCATCCTGTATGGCATCGACAGAGAAGGGTAGATCCAATTTACCACAAAGCCTGTTAATTTCCGGTAGCAGTACGGCGTGGATATACTGTCGAATTACAGACTCAGCAGCTTGAATAAAATACACATTAACAAATTTACGGGCTTTTGGATGAAACTCTTGCAATCTTTCATACTTTTCAACAGATCGACGGAGATCGAGAAGTTGTTGAGTTGTCAGCTCGATTTCCCTACACAGACGTTCCCTACCTTCTTTTGCAGAAGTAAGGACAGATATTCTGGATTGTACTGCCTCCAGTTCGTTCTGAACCTGCTTGAGATCAGAAAATGAATCGAGAGCTGCGATAACAGTTTCATCGAAACTATGTAATCTCTGTGTGAGTGACTCCTTCTGTTTATTAAAAGACTGTAGTTGAGACTCCAGAGTTAATCTCTGGGCAACGAGATCCTGATACTTCTTAAGCGCCGCACGAAGCGTGGGGAGATAAGAGGAGGTTACTTCCTCCTCCTTAAGGAGTAGTTGACCGTCCATAGCATGCTGAAGAAGACCTTCCATCTGACCTCGAAGAGTTCTGATTTTAGCAAGAGCCTGTCGTGCTCGGCTTCGTAATTGCTGGCGAGCATTCTGCTGACTCTCCAGCTCCTTAACGGTGTCAGAAAGTTCGTTCAGCATGCGTTTTAGTTCGACAATCCGTTGCCTTACCTGCTGAAAATCAACGTCATCTAAAGGTCTGTGACACGTTGGACATTCTTTACAGTTGAGTAGGGATTCTGGAAGAATCTTTCTACAGGTATCGAGTTCCAGAGAAACCTCGGTGAGTCTCTGTTTTACGGCCTCCAGCCGACGTTTGACCGGAGATGGCCTGGACTTGAATAGAAAAGTAAAGTTATGCCCTTCGGCAAAATAACTCTTCTGAAGCTGCTCAAGCTGCTGTTTTCTAGCACGAGCTGCACTGAAGGGTAATTGAGTCAGCGCATCATACAGATTATTAGCCGCACTGACAACAGTGCCAGGAACAAAAGTAATCTCTGGAAGACCTGGAAGGAGATCGGTCAGACGATCTTTGCAGGAAGCGTAAACAGCGTAAAGATTAGCTATGGTCTGAGATATGTCTTTATCCAATTGCTGAATCTCAGACGTTAAACGTTTGACCTCCGATTCTGACGCTGCCAGCTGATTCTTCACTACGAAGGCGTCCAAAACAGCTTTAAGAAGCTCCTGGCGCTTCTCCAGCTCAAATCTGGCACTAATCAGAGCTGCCGTATCGCCAGGCGAAATGCCAAGAGTGAACAGGTTAGCATCAATTCGCTCTAGTTCCTGTAGAGCCTTTGCCTGAAGCGCTTCAGCAGATTTATACAACGACGAGACATTTATATGGTCTGCCTGAGAATAGGAGAGAGTATCGTTCAGCGTGTCGTTAAAATCAGACGCCAGCATGTCCAAACGACCGAGACCAAGCATCCTACCAAGAGAAATGGCATCCTTCTCAAAAACAGTAAGAGCAAATCTGTCAATCTCCCCCTGCGATAGGTACCATTTGGTTGTGTCTTCACTTCCAATAACATCTTCAACCCATGCCTTAATCTGATTTGTACCACACGCTACAGTCTCCTTTGAACCATCCTCGTTAATACGGTACAGATAAGCTCTTGTAATATTCTTTCTGCTGAACTCCTTCTCGATAATGTAGTTCTGACCACCGCAGATAAAGGATACAGAAATCTTACCATTATCAGAAGAGACATTTAAGAAGAGATTGCGATCTCTGATCTGAGAGTACAACCCGTAATAAATCGCGTCAAGGATAGACGTCTTCCCAGAACCGTTAGGACCAGTGATGATATTCAATCCGGGTGAGAAACTACACGAAAACGAATCAAAGCGCGTCACTCCATTTATGGCTATCCCGGTCACCTGCATTTTTTGCCTCCTCAAACAACTGCCACAGAATGTCCACAACTTTTTTCAAATATCCTGTCCTGGCATCTCGATTTGATCGACATGCCTCAAATAAATTTCCAGCGACTTCGTTGAACTCCTCCCCAAACTTTTCAGTGATGTACCTCTTAAACATATCCTTCAGTTCGATGAAACCCTGATCTGGAACAACAGGATCAGCAACTTCCTGCTCCTTGCGAGAATGAGTTCTAATAAACAGATAACAATGCTCAGAAAGTAGGTAGTTAGCATACGTTATTAATTTAGTATCATTTGTGTAGATTACCACTACAGGTCGCCGAATCTCATCGTATGGGCAGACATCCATCCAAACTTTCACCTGTTCCAGTAACGCATCCACATGTGCGCTAGAAAAAACATCTTCTCCGAAGACCGGACGGGTAATCAAAGAGACGGGTTCGATAACAAGATCGTTGCTACCCTTTAATTGTACCATCAGATAGGAAAACTTATTGGTATCACTAATCCTGTTGGGGCACATAGCACCCACAGAATAAAACGGAGTGCCATTCTTCAGTTTCATATAAAAAGGCACATGATTATCTCCGGACAGCACAGCGAGCAGGTTGTCGTATTCCGACAACATATCGTAAGCCTCGGCCACGAACGAGTAAGGAAAGTGGGTTACCAAGACGTAGGGAGAATCATGCCTATACTTTTCCAGATAACCCCGCAAATCGGATAGTCGGTAACAGAAGTCAACTCCAACAAAATCAACTCCTGAAATGTTGATCCGCTTATCGTGCATATGCACTGTGTCGGGACTCAACAATTCAAGCCACGGCGGAACTGTGGCATCGTGCTGACCCTGTATGAAGTACAACGGGCAGAGGGGTGACAAAATTCCCTCTAACTCCGCCATAACCCGCCGAAACGTATCAATCATCGAAGCCGTACATGTCTTCGTGTCGAAGACATCTCCCGCCAGTATCAACGGAGTGTCAGATAGGGCATTTAGCACGTCAGTGATCTGTCTGAATGACACGAGTATATCACCGGAAGGCTCAGCACTGTTAGGGAACAATCTCATTCCTGATCGGATATGACAGTCGGAAGCAACAACAGCTATGGTTTTCGAAGAAACACTCATCTTTCGGACCTCCAGACCGAGAAATTGCGAAATCGCATAATTTCGCGTATAACGCGATCCAACCAACCAAAATGACCAAGGACACACACAATCAAAAGAAACGCAACAGGAACGATTTTACGCGAAGGAAACAGTATCCCACAAACGGAGACAGACGGTCGGAAGAAACGAACGAGCAAGAAACGGGGCATGAACGGGCAACGAAACCACGATTTTTGCCGGAAAAGGGGTTCTCCTTCCCCCCTCCGTCTATAAAGTACATCCATGTACTAATACATCCATGTATTATACATCCATGTATATAATTTATAGACTACCCCCCAACCGAACGTTTTTCTACTATCCATTCTCCATCCGTGGAGAATGCTCCATCCTGGAGAGTAGAAAAACTTAAAAACCCCTGCGGGGGTCCATTGTTTATTTTTTTCGTCGGGAGAAGAACTTCCAACGATGAAGCAGGGGAAACTGCCAACGGGACTCAGTAATGTGATCTTCGATCAGCTTACTAAGTCCCCAGGGCAAGCTCCCCAGCATCATTTCAAGACGTGAAAAAAATTCCTGTTTTGAGCCTCAACTGCACCACAGTATTGACTTCCACTTTTTCTGGCCTGTGCAAACTGTGGTAACTGAAGTTTCGAGAGCAGCCGATGTAAACAAAACAAAAAAAAAGGCAGGATCTCAAATAAGAGATCCTGCCCTTTTTTAACCGTACAGAGTGTTATGGCAACTCAAAACTGAACTATGTTACATGTTCAGTTCCATCAGTTGTTCCTCTGTCAAGCAATCCGCAAGGACATCCTGTAGCTTGTTAAGTTGCTTATTGTACTCACACATGTTCAGAATGTTTCGATATTTGTGCATGGGTTTTTCGATGAGTTCAAGATAGGTCTTGAATTCCTCTCCTGTAAAGTGTTCGATACGGTGTATCCGTACTGAATCACTTTCTGGTACGACAGAAATGCATACATTCACCTTTGATGGTGAGATCTTTCTGAAGTGAACGACTATACTTTGTTCGGTTCCATCCTTACTTCGTACCTTAATGACGAATGCTTCTCCTACTCTTCGTTCAAGAACAACGCTCATACACTTTCCTCCTTTCGCTCTTCCAGAGTACCCTTGCCAATCACTCCTGTTTCTGTCCCAATCCGTCCTGAATTCTTAACGCCAAATACAGAAATTCCAGTACGTAAGTAGTCCATTTGTATACCATGATACCAGCATCTTCCGGAATAGAGTCGTCATCTCCAGAAGAATAAATTTTCTCTGTCTTGACTCTCTTCTCACCGGAGAATTCTTCAAAATATCCGTATTTTGGAGTGAGCACATAAAGGAGACGAACGTTCGGAAGCTCCGAACTTACATCTCCCAGCGCTATCTGCAATGAACATCCATTATTGTTTATGTCCTGCGCATAGGAAAATCCTAAAGACGTAACGTTATTCTGAACGGCAGAGACATCCAACCCGTTCTGTTGATTTGCCCTCTGATTCATTCTTTCGCTCATTTCAATGTACGCCACCATAAATTCCGGTAACGTTACAAGATGCTGCAAAGCCGTTGAAATGAGGTCCAGATACTCGTCAATCTCATACGACGACTCCAACTTCAAATCGTACAGTATCAGACCCAGTATCCGAAATAAATCAAAGCTGTCTCCGGCGGACCATTTATACTCCTGCATTACCATAAACAGGGGTGTAAAGGTTTTCTGACACCGCGCCTCAAAATCCTGGAACGAATTCTGCTTCTTTTCCATAGCTTTTGTCTCCTGTGAATACACTATAATTCCAAAGACGGACGACCTACCCTCCTCGGAGATTATGTACATGTAAGGATCTGCTGTTAATGGAATACCTCCTTTCTCAGATCAAGTTTTGGCGAGTAATTACAGATGCCGACACTGCTCTGCCTTTGGGGTGACTGGCATATCGGTGAAAACATATCAAACCTTGAGCTAGATGGCAGTAATGAGTATTCCCCGGCGATAGCTTCTCGAAGAGTCAAACAACTCGTTAGAGCAACAAAGCGACATATCCAAAAATTAGATCCAGTAAGGATCTACGTCTTAGGTCTGGGTGATTACATCTCCGGACAAATTCACGCAGAATTGCTGGAGAACGGCACTCTTGGCGTCATGGAACAGACGGAATTAGCTGGACATTTAATAGGTTCAGCATATACAGAAATCGCTGAGAGCACCGCCCGGCCTGTCAGTTTTTATGGTCTAGCTACGGATAACCACGGAAGAACGGAGGCTAAACCAAGATACAAAGGACGGTACAAGTCAAACTTCTCTTATCTTACACTAAAGTATGCGAAAAGTCTCCTGCCTCCGAAGCTGCAAAAGTCTTTCGCAATCCTTAAACAAATCTCAGCAATCATAAGACTGCAGCATGCAAATGTTCTCGTAACACACGGGGATCAAATCAAGTCGTATGCAGGTCTTCCTTATTATGGTATCGATAGGTTTTACATGAGGGAAATGACCAAGTGCTACCGCAGCCGAAGAGAACTGTTCGACTACCTCGTACTTGGTCATTTCCACTCTCCTACCGTTTTGAATAACAACATTATTATCAACGGAAGCCTTGTGGGTCTTTCAGAGTTCTCATCAGCAAAGGGTTTCTATTCAGACCCGTGCCAACTCCTTGTGCTTATGGACCGCGATCGTTTACTGCAGGTTATCCCGCTTAATCTAGATTAGTAATTTCTTGTTAACAAAAGCATCTGGTAACTCAATACTGAGAATCTCCTCCTGCATCTTTTGCATGTCCTCCTGACTCCCTAGAGATAAGTTATACACCAGAATGCTTCGGCTGACTTCGTCCAACGAACGAACGACGTATCTACGCAGCAGAGCGTCTATAGTATGAATCGCTAGTGGGCCATCGTCAACGGTTATCACCTCTCGCATGCGATCTTTACGTGAACGCTTCTTATCAGAGTGTAACCTCCCATAGCGAAAGCCAGCTAAGATTATATTCCATACTAATACATTAAGCTCATACGCAACCCCACGGCTATTTTCTGTAGCGTCAGTTAACTGTCGGCATAGGTGGTCGTAAAGCCAACTGGACTTTTCCGCACTCTTGAATGAGGGATGATACGTTATGAAGATCGTATCCCCGTCAATAATAAATTTCGACACTGTATTATGAACATATCGGTTCTCAGCATCTTGGATTGCGTCCCAGATAGCCTCACTTTCAACATTCGCCACAGTTTTACCGTTGGTTATCCTCGCTAACTCTGAGTGCAGTTGCCCCTTTCCATCGTCACATCCTGTTCGAATCACAATATTGACGTGATTGCGGATATAGAACGGTCCAAGAAAATAACTCTCTGCTGTTATAGGCTCATCTACGCGACCGCCTATAATCCCATAGTCAGGGTACAGGAATAGCCCTTCGGCAATCTCTACGGCAACTTTATCCGGATAAGATTTATCCTCTGATTGAGTGGTTGTAATAACCGGTAACCAAATAGGGTGAAGCTGTAATATAATGCTGTTCCCTCGAACATACAGATTACTCCTCTGATCGGAAGTACGGAATCTGCTCAGATATGTATATCTCTTAATATCCATAAATCTATGCTTAATCGCAGCTTTAGCGGTTGCGAATAAGGTTAGATACCATATCGGTAGCCATATTAGTAGCTCATCCCGGAATACCCCAACAGCGCTGCTGCGAATCCAGGAATATGTCCCAAGCACGAGCATGTATCTGGTGCAGACAACTGGGCGTGAATGAGTATATATCGCGGTAGTGGCATACCCGAGATTATAAAAGGCATCCAGCGAGGACGTGCTACTTATCACTGCACACTCTGGTGCAGAAACGAAATCAAGCACGTCGGTTAATAAGTTAATGTAACTGCATCCTGCCCCAGTCGTATTATCGCAGGTTGGTGTGACTAAACACATACTTCCTCTCCTATCCTAGTATAGCCACCTCAGCCTTTGGTAAGTAGGTAATGTCTTGCATAATGTGTTTCAAAGCTAGCATGTATTTGCTAGGTACTTCCATCGGTCTGCCTCCTGATCCGAATATCCAGTTTCACGTATTCAAGATGAACTCTTCCATGTTACACATGGCATAGTATTCCTTATCTGGTAGAATGTTTTCATAAGCTTGTTGCATTCTAATGCTCCTGATCAAAACGGCTTTGAAGTAGTCGGTTATTGCCAGACTCGCCTCGTCCGCATCCTGGAATACCAGCACCGGCGTATCCTCGTTATACGGCATCTTGTGACATGGCCAGGTGTATTCTCCTGGTAGAATCCATTCTCCTCCGACTCGTTGCAGGATTGATGTGTTGTGCCTCAGGACATACTTCCTCGCTAAGTAGTCTATATGCCAAAAGCTCGTATCCTTTTCTTCCTTAGTTGAATTAGAAAAAATATGTCGTTGTACCGGAAACAGATAAGTAACTTCTTTCTGCTTTAACGGGACTTTGTACAGAATCCCAGGAATATCTTCTATCACCGTTGGTAGTTCTTTCAGATGTCGCACTCTGTTAAGCACTTCACAGCTTTCTCTGTAGCTTTCGGCACGTACTGATAACAAATCCATCGAATCTCTTGTTGTCTCGTTGTTGTTCTTCTGAGCCACTAAGAAAAATATCGGATCGCGCAAACGAACTACGCCCATAATGCGGGTAACTACGCTGTAACTGTATCCATCGATGATGTGCGCGCCTGCTTCAGCCAGGCAGACATAATGTACCTGGTACTCCCTTCGAATCGGGATGGCTGCCCAGTACGCCAGCGGCACGATCAGAACTTTATAGTTGTTGTAAAACGGTCGCTTAATATGGTACGGTATGCATTTGCATTTAAAGTAGTCTCCTGGAAAAACTGCTGATTCGTACATTCCGGTTAAATATGTATTACTAGGATCGAGCTCCTCTAGGAACATATTTGGTGTATGTTCCTCGTGAAAATACAGTGGAAATGTTAGATAGATGGGTTTTGCCACTCGTGATAATTTGAGTGGTTTACAAATCGTTGTATTTCTGATGTATCGTAACGCGTTAACTAACTTCGTAGAGTAGAAGACTTTGAGTACGTCTTCTGCGGTTTGTTGCGTAGTGCGCATAGTTGTTTCCTCCTCATGTAATCTCCGAAATGCGGTCTATAACACTTTGGACAAATTCGGAAAATCGTTCTCGTGCCTTCTTTGTTGCATAATTTCGCATGCGTGCATGTTCTCGAATTGTTTTAGCAAGCAAGATCTTGTAATAATCTGTGATTGCACAATAAGCCTGTTTCGGGTCTGAAAAATGCAAAAATGTGGTATGTTCATTAGCAATAATTTCCCTTTGATGAATCATGCCCGTAGCCGGTATATACTCTACGACGCGACAGAAGAATGGGATAGTATTTGGACCTCTGGTGTCGATATTCTCCAGAATCTTTGCAAGAACCCGTTTCCAGAATGGGCAGTCGGAAGATCCCGTTTCTTTTATTTTTTCCAGACGATACTGTATGCCTGGTTTGATTGTGATACATGTCGCTTCCAGTGGTTCAATACTTTCTAGATTCGTCGGCTGTATCGGTTCCAACCAGGATCGAACATATTTTTCTTTGCTGGCTGAATTTGCATGATTTCTTCTTCCCATACTCCAGACTTTATCAAACATTTGTTGTACGTCGAGCGTTATAACAATACTGTCTCGAAACTGCATTCCTCCTACGATTCTGCTACGAACCTCATCTACGATTTTTCCCGCGTGCGGATTAGTAACCACGATATCAATGATTCCTAATTGATGTACTTGTATAGTTCTTATCTTTGTGATGGTATCAGTCCTCACATAATCAATAGAATCCAACTTTACATATTCCTCATACTTGCCTTCGCGATGCGTTGTAAAGGATACTGGCGTTACAGTCCAGTACACGCATGGGAATATGACATAATAGGGTGCATTCGCATCAAGGCGATATAATGTTATGTCCTCATAGAAGTTCATGAGAACAAGCTTTGGGTTGCTGTAATCCACCGGAGATTCATTGAATTCACAACTAGATATCGAGATATCATTTTGATTTCTGTAAAACCAGCGCATCTCCCACAGATTTAGATCCGGAGCAATACCTACTGGCACACAGAAGTACGGCAGTTTCCGAAAATGGTACCTGTTTGGTTCCTCTGGGAAGCTGTTCCTTTTGATTCGATTCAAAATATGTCTAAAGATATGCTGTATCTGAGTAGCAACAAACTCACGGAATACCTGAAGCTTTACAGTACGATTCAATCTAGGACGACAAAGGAAGCTCATTCTCCTTTCCTCCAAATAAAAATCCCGGAAATAGCTTATTGCTTATTTCCGGGAAAGGTCAGAACGTTTAGTTGTGCTCGCCTACTTGGCGCTTAGCCTTCGTGCAATCCCAGGAATACTGGAGCACGAAGACTCTTACTAGGAAGTTCTTCTTGATATTTGACTCGTGCCTTTCGCCCGATAAATTCCTCCGGGCGTTTCCACATTTCCTGTCGAAGCATATCATCCAAACCACTGCCCACTGTCCCTACGATCTGCCCCTCCGGTTCATAACTGAAACGGAATCCACCAACAGCTTTACCTTTATACTTACCTTCTCCTGGTGTCAGCTCTCGTATATAGACATCCCTTTCTTTTGTTGTCTTAAATTTGAAAGGTACTCCAGCGTTCGGGAATAGGACAACACCTTCTCTGGTTAGAGGGTGTACACGTCGTTTGATATCCAGTAACAACCGTTCCGCATCCTCCGGTGTCTTCGCTTCGATCGGAGCATGAAAATATTTTGGTAAATACTTGATCACTTGATTTATAAAATTTCTTCGCTGCTCGTATGGACGCAGATACCATTCACTCCATTCTTCATCGGGTTTTCCATGTTTAACGGTATCGAATACGTACACTCGAAACTCTATGCCGAGCTGCCTCTGCTTCTCTCGGGACTTTGCCAGTCCAGAATTCAAGAGCGCCGACAATTCATTCGGCGGCAGGACTCGTTCCCCGTCCTTGGTTTTCTGTACAGCATAAATTTCTCCCAGCAATAAGGTATCGTCTAAACTTTTTGGAATTTCGACCTTTGGTATCTCCGGAAATATCCGCTCTGTATGTAAAATCGGTTGTCCAGTTTTCTTGGATATTCGATGTGAAAATACTTCAATTTTGTTATCTTTGATGCGAATCAGAGACAGGGCGCCATCAAGCTTTGGTTGAACAGACGATATAGACTTATTTATTTCATTGATTAGTTTTCTTGCCTGATCTTCGGTGATCGGTGTGTAGTGTAGTTTTTCTGGGTATTCTTCTAAAGTTGGTGTAATGTTTGTAAGATACCATACCGGTTTCGATCCAGACTGTCTCTTTTTGATAAGTTGAAAACGCTGTATGCCTTGGGGCGTCTGTAACGAAAACGTTAGAGAGTCGTCAGATACATCATGCAGTATGGCATCAAATTTTTCCGCAGGATGTACATATCCTGCTCCATATCCTCGCGGTATCTGACCGGAAAAATATTGATATTTCCACGAATGAACCGGCTGTTGGTACAACGCTATTGTTTGCCCCGGTTCCTGTGGAAATTCCTTCCGTGTAGCCCAACTGAAGAGATTGGTTTCCGGTGAACCCAGCCGTATATCATAATGCTTTCCGGCTCTCTGAGCCTCGTGCAGGCTGCGCATCAGCAGGACGCGCGTCCCTGGAGACAGTTTAGAAATAATTCCATATGCGGTTCTGTCTATTATTCCACGAGGCATGGTTCGGTTCCCTTTCATAAAATTATAAATAATTATATTTCACCGCTGTTCCGTATCCTGTGTTAGCTATTCTGCTGATCTAATCAGTTGCCGCCTCATGCATCAGTTGAAGCATGTTCCTGGCTTTGCGGTGAATATCCTGATTAAGTCCTTTCAGCACTCCAATGGTCTTTTGCATCACATACTGATAGCACTTATTCATAGGGGAGGTATCTCTTACCCCAAATCTTACTAACATCAATGGGTCGTCGAAATCCTCCTCTGATGGACGAGTTATCATTATTTCCAGGAATTTATCACACATATGTCTTATCTGATTGAGCAAGAATATACCAGAAGCAAGCTGGTTGTCCATATAATTGAGAGCAGTACCTACGGATGGAAGATGGTGCGAAAAGTAATCTCCAAATTGGATCCCGCACAGAATCCGCTCGTAGTTTTTCGTTTTATAAGATCTCCGACCCTCATAACCCCAGGCTATTTTTCCAAAATAGCCGTTTGTAGTACGCATTGGTTCTGAGAGGGAGAACGTCCAGTAGAAATCACTCTCCGGGAGAAGATGACCGTAAGTATGACCAGCCAGTATCCATGTTTCCGTAGATCTGCAGAGATTCCTGGGAACAAGATGCATCCTATAGGATGTATCATACCAATCTAGACTCAAGTTGTTTATATTAGTATTTACAATCACCCCCCACAGCAGACGAGCTAAAATATACTCTAGGTATGGATTAGCTGTCCGCACAGGTACAAAAGATTCAAAAGCATAGTAGCGATCTTTTACATCCGAACTGTAATGTTGATAGAATTTAATATCATTGATGCTCGATGTTAGTGATCCGTATGGGATTTCTGTTAGGAATAATACGTGCGGATGTCGTCCGAATAGGGATGTTGTCGGCGGACATCGCATGTCTCTTTTTTGAAAGTTTGGCGGAACTCTTTTGTTATTATCCCAAAGTTCAGCCACATCCTCCTCGGAATATTTCTCTTCTGTAGCTACATATGTAATCCGTTCTACCTCTCCATCCATTTTTTCAAAACTATTAGATTCGCCTGGAAATTTGATAACGCTTTGAATCTTCTGAAGCTTTTCCTTTCCATAGGTTCTTGCTAGTAACTTAAGCGCAAAGTTATATATTATGACTAGTATTCTGTTATAGTGGGTATATACAAAATACCCACTTCTCTTCGCCTCATATAGAAGAGGCTCAAAAAAGCTTTCGTGTGATGTTTCCGACATGTTACCATATCCTCCAGTTATTTAATTTTTCCTTCATCCGCGTCCATGTGTTTACACAAACAGCCCTCACAATATCGAACACAGAGGGATTATTAATATCCCAATTGGGTACCAGCCCGGTTATTTTACGGTGGAATTCTTCTCCGTGATACTCTACTGCATCAGCGTGATCTAGCACATCCTTTTTCCCTTTTATAGTGGCTGCTATAAATAATGGTGCAATCGATGAGTATATGAGATATCGCACTTCGTATCTGCACATGGAGAATGAGTTTTTTAATAACATACTATCGCTAGGATTTTTAACCTCCTCTTCAATCGATACTATAAAGGCGTCTATCGCGTCCTTGAGTTCCTGCTCTGATATATTATGTCGTTGCATGAAGTCACGAACATTTTTGCTCCCATGCTCTACTCCGTACTTCAGTCTTTCTAGGCCACTATTTAGAAGGAAAAATCCAACGTGTGCAAGATCCCTTCCTGGTGAATAGAAGGCTACTACTGGCGCACTCGGATCTCTGAATTGAAACATAGCAATCCTCCTTTTGTATAAAAATCTGGGGGTGAACTACATAGTGTAGTTCACCCCTCACCCCCTGACGAAGTACTATACGAAATCTTCGAAGCTAAACCTTACGTCGCTTAGCTTAAACGATAGTTCTGGACACCAGCTTTGTTTGCTTTTGTGTACAGAGCCACAGTACCTACATTTATATTCCTGTTTTCTCGAATTTAAACCAAAACGAGAATACAGGATTTCTTTGTTCCTTCTCGCTAGCTCGAGTTCGTTAACGGGTACGATTTTGGATACTCTTAGCACATCGTCCCTAATATACGTAACGTACATACCGGTTAGATAGTCTAGATCTCTTGGTAATAATTCTTGCTTCACAGAGATGCCAGATTTCTTCACCCAATATACAATCTCCTGTATTTCTGTTTCATTGGTAGTTCGAATTAACAAGGGCTCATTGGGATTGTCGTGAAGGAGTGGCATCACTCGTGTCACCCACAAACCATCCTTCAGTTCATATCCCAAAATTCTCCCAAAACTGCGATATGTTTTATATCCAGCACAAACTAATAGAGTTGCCAGGCAAACGGCTAGATGTCTAGCATTTGTGTTGTATTCTTGTCCTGGAGTGATAAGCTGTCCTGTTATAAAATACAGCTCTGTTTTATTTTTCCTGAACTTATCGTAAATCTTCTCAGAGATTGCTGTTACCAGAACTTCTTTTAGCTCCGGAAGATTCCTGTTGTACAGGAACCTGGCACATGTTTCGTAGCAGAACTTAAGACTTTTCCGATATTCTGCTACTGGTAAGCTTGAAGCTCTTAGCTGATTCATAGTGCGGTCATGAGATAATTCTGAAATGTTGTTACCACAAGATTACCGCTATCCAGGATCATAATGGGATCCAGACAATAATCATGTCCAAATTCCGGTCCTGCATAGGGGTATGTCAGAGCTTCGATGTGATCTGTGGCACAGTACAATAGGGATTTCCACGGGAACACGATGACGGTGGGCAGATCCATTGCAACGCTTTCACAGTCATAATGCCTTTCCCGTATAGTATTGAAATGTTTACGAGAAAACCTACGAAAAGCCATCATAAAGTTATCGTTCGTTAACGATAACTTATGCAACATAACCACAACATGCTTGGTTTCCAACATATATCGTTTGAATTCCAACCAGGTCGGAAATAGTTCCTCCGGATTATCATATCCCCTACGTTTAAGAACTTTGTGGACAGTCCTCATCGCCATCTTTTCATAAGTCTTAGTGATCGTCCTTTCCATCTTATCGTCTCCTCTCCGTTTGTTCTTCCTGTTCATAGGTTAGTACAGCATCCTCCACGTCCTTTAATATCCTGCGGTAGCTCGTCTCGTCAATCTCTCCCCTACTGTACTTGTCGTAAATCTCTGAATAAAATAGGCTATAAAATATACTTTTCAAATTAGGAGATCGTATTGTTATACTAATACATTTGCCCTGTATCTTGAGAACCCAATCACACGTACTGTTATTAAATGTCAATGTAATTGGCGACATCTGTTCAGAGTCTGGAAAAACAGCCACACCTACACGCTGATCGATGTTAGATCGCTCCGACTCTAACACATCCCCATGAGTACTTAGAACTGGCATATACGGGAGTACCGCTTTTGGTACTAACAGGAACACAACGTGCCTGCTGTTCTCACGCATGAGGCATCTGACCAGAGTTAGTTTAAGCATGCTGAATTCGCTCCCTTCATAAGCATCCAAAGGACCCGCTCTGCCACCGGCAGCCAGTCTTCCTCAACCAGCCATGCATGTGACAGGATTTCGACAGAGACCGTCATGCCAACTCGCTGTAATATAGTGATGTATATTTCATCAAAATGATAAGTTGGTTTCCCGCCCACATAATAATGGCTGAAGTAAAAAGTATATGACTTGCCCCTTCGTTTGTACTTTATCTTCTCCCATCGTAGATGGATTGGAACTATAGAAGGTATCTCATTCATATCTGGGCCAAGCTCCTGTTGAATTCCATATTGCTAGACAACCAAGCATCGTTGCTTGAGCAAACTCATCGCGCAAACCCTCCTCACAAACAATCCGATACTGCTTTCCAACCTTGTCGTTGCTCATTTCTTCCACGAGTGCTAAGAAGTGCCTTAATAATCCTGGTTCAGCTTCACTTTTATAGTCATCTGCAAAGAATTCGATCATACCCGATTTGATTGCACCAGCAACCATCAGCAAAGCTCTGGTAGAATCTATATTCCATAAACGACGTGGATTTGTTGGCGATGCTGGACAGTATTTAACGGTAACTCCCTCGCTCATTCTGACGTACCGACATGGCATGAGCTTATCTGCCGGATAACCGCTTTGTATCAGAATGGTTTCGCGCAGCGCTCCAGCACCACTACAGTCATGTGATATAAGGTGTACCTTGAATTTTTTAGCCAATTTGACAATTTGCTTACCCTCGCCGATATGATCATGCGGATTTGCAAGAGCAGTAGCCCAGGGTACATGGATTCTCCCGTCCGGAGCCAGGCAAACTAGAGCAATTGTTGTGTAATTACCTCGCTTGCCTCCTCCACCCCAGTCGATTCCGAAAACTCGCAGTCTGTAATAATCCAGCGTCTGTAACAGAGTCTCTTCCGCATCCCGCCGTGCAAGTTTTGCTTGTTTGGCAAGATCGTAATAAGATAGCAGTCTGGAGCTTCGGTCGGCTGGTTCTCCCAGGACTTCCCGCAGGAAGTCGTCATAGGTCATCTGCCCTATACCTTGTTTATATGCGTTAATAATCGCCCAGTTCAGTGGGTCTGCATAATGCAGCTCTACGACGATTTGAGGCAAATGGTATCCACATGTGAGATACTTTCGATCAGGATAAGCATGGACCCATTGACCCTTCTGAGGGTAAATTATCCGACCACATTTAGCGCACACCGTTCCAGGATATTCCTTTGATACGACGCGATCATTAGCAGGCTGTATCATATCCAAAATGTCGTGTTTTATGCTTGGTATGTTCCAGTAATTACATGCCTCACATTTTATACACCACTCTGCCTGACTGGATCTATTCCACAGACTTTGCAGTACATTCTGATGCGTTTTTGGTGTACCTGTATATAGCATTAATCTGTATTTAGAACCACTGGCAGACGATTCAATTATGGGAAGGAACTCCTCATTAATATCCTGTATCTCATCCACGTGAATCTTATCTGCTGGGATACCACGCACTCGTTCTGCATTAAAGTGCGCATACGAGAGAACTATAGCAGAGTTGTTCTCGAATTGATATTTTTTTATCTGCTCCAACTTTAGGCTACACAACTTGGATATAGGGGAGTCCTGAATAATAGGCCGCCAGAACAAGATACTGGTATTCAGTGCTTGTGTTTCTGACGGCATGACATATAGTGTCACGAAGTTGGGAGTTGTAGCGCATTGCAGAATTGATTGAATACAGCTACTTGTCGTCTTCGAGACCTGCCGTCCTGTCTTCAGCACCGTCACCCACGGTTGAAGCTTTTCGAAGAGAGGATAGAACTGTTGATAAGGTCTGTAGGGTTTACCCTTCAGGTGAATAAGATTAGCAATCAGCTCCAGTCTTCTTGGCAACTCTTCGTTATTAGACATGGTAACTGTACCGGCGTATCCTCGTTATACGGCATCTCGTGACATGGCCAGGTGTATTCTCCTGGTAGAATCCATTCTCCTCCGACATAGTCCAAACATCTGATTTCAGTTAGTTTCTTCGTCTTCAGTTAACTTATTGACATTCTGTTCAGGTTGCTTCACCGTTTTATAGAATTCCACAGCTTTGTCCACATTTTCTGAATAAGATAATTCAGGATTATATATATACCGTCGGAAGATACCGAACAATTCATATATTGCCTGTAATATGTCTGAGCGTTCCTCTAACGCCATTCCGAATTCTGTAGCAGAGACTGCATTTATTGGCTGAATTCCAAGTTGCTCACTATAAAAGAGATCTCCTTTTGGTCCTCCCCTACGCACCGATACCGTGATAATTTCTCCCAATCTCTTCAAAATTGTACTCGATGGCGCAGGGCGCACAACGTTAGCCTTGCTCAACATGTACGTCGTAGCGGCATGCCAATCGAATATTACTTGGGTTCCATCCGAAGCATTGATAAACCTTACCGGTACCCTAATTTGGACCCCTTCCTGTCCAAAAGTGTTTTTATCAAGCTTCAGCCCCATATCGTACACTGTTACTGGTCCCAGCACTTGCTTAGCTGATTCCGAAGCTGTCGTCTCAATCTCATACGAAGCACAAAATTTAATCTCATTTCCACCGAGTGAGGCTTTCTCCGGCGGACCGTAGCTGTTCATATTTGGACGAAACTTCCGGTGATTTATAATGCATACAGTATGCGGTCTATCGTATAGCTTCGCATTGAAAACCCTCAAGTAGCTCGCAATCAAATTTGCTTCGTGTGCAAATTTAGCGCTGGCAAAGCCCTCTTTTGTGACCTCGCTAATAGTTTTCTCAGAGCTGACTCCCATAACACTATCAACTGTGAAACAGGCAAGCTGTTGACTCTCTCCTAGTTTCTTACTCGCATCCATGAGTATGGCCTGCCATTCTTCCAGCGTATCGCAGATGATAGCTGTATGCCTATCCTTATATGTGCCTAGTACCCCATCTATCACAGTATCGTTCAAACGAGATTCTGTATGCAGCGTTATACCGTATCCGTTGTATTCCAAATGCCACCTGGTTATCTCTAGCGCTAGTGTTGATTTAAAAGTGGCTTCCTTGCCAACTATATGTACTATTTTACCAAGAATAAGCCCTTCATTTTGAAACAGCACCCGTAGAATTAAAGCTGGAAGCTTAATTGCTATCGGTGCGTAAGGCTTTTCCACCAGATTTGATTTCCCGAATTTTGCTGCAACTTCGCTCACCAAAGAAGCAAAATCAAATTCTTTCCCCATCGTTAGTCTCCACAAAAAATCCACATGTAGTATAAAAGAAACGCGATACCATAGTGGTATCGCGTGAAACCGCCCGTCAGCGGTTATTTCCTACCGCGATTCATTAAGAACTTCTGAATCTGCTCCTGCACCTGTTCAGGAGTAAGCGCTTCCGGCAAATTAGAGCTAGAATCGACTGGCTGTGCCGGTTGCGGTTTGCCTGTCAAACCCTCAAAGAATCCCTCCTGAGGATTTTGAACAGGATTTACGGGAGAACCGACATTAGATTGGCCATACTGGATACCGCCAACCTGAGTAGGTTGTCCAGAGATGCCATATTGAGGAACATCCTGTTGCTGTACAAAAGGATGCTGATACCTGGGCTGGTTAAATTGATGCTCGGGTTGTACGACCTCCGGCTCGTTGGTCTTCGAAATCATATTGATTTCCCGATCGAGCATCTTCTTTCCCATTTCCCAGTAACTAGCTGGGATGAGTTCCTTATACTCCTGCAACGCATACACTACAGCACTAGCTGGTATGGAGGAGGAAAGGATATAGTTAATCTGCTCCTTCTCAGAAAGAATCGATAAGAATTTACTCCATCCCAGATTGTTGTTTGTAATGTAACTTTTATGCCCTTGGTATAGCGCCGCATCCAACCATTGCGGGTTCACCACAACAGAAACCTCATAATGGTTAGGTACAATCGCCATACCTTCTCGTCTGGCAGTTACTGGGACTATTGCAATAGCAGCACGCGGATCGTCAAGATCCGGCAGTTGCCCAGCGTTGATCAGCGCCTGGAACAGAGCCGCTCCAGTAGCCTTAGTTATCTGGACAAGCGTTAAATTTCGAGCATGCTGATAGGGCATGCCCTGGATACTGATAATCGTCGCCAGGAAAAGCCCGCATCCTGGCTCGTATGTCATACAGACTTTGCGAAAGTTCTCTGATGACATCTGAGAGTTATTGTCCCTTTCTGGTAGAATTGTCCTCCAGGATGGCGGAGCAATTCCCCCAGCTATTGCAGCTTCAATAGCATTCTTCAATGTAAGAACGGGATTGCGAGCAAGAGATTCGGTTTCCTTAACACAGAATCTCACTCCAGATGCACCGGTAGCGATACGAACTATATCGTAGGCTCTGATCCAATCACCGAAGTCCAACGCTGTGTTGCCCCCGTCGCCAACGATATATGGGGTAATTTCACCGTCTTCTCCTATTAGAGCATGTGGTTTCAATACTACTGCTCCTTTGTTGAAAGCAAGTTTGTAGTGATAAATGTTCGGATCTTTGATCCCACAAAAAGATTGATTTGTTGTGCTGATCGCGCTTCGAAAACCCATAGCTTTGTCCTTTCCTTTGCTTCAATCCTCAGAACACCAACGTTTTCCGATCTTCCACTCCAACTCAAATTTGTAGTAGGGGGAGTTCTCATACGGAACACCATCTAAATTACACGATCTGAATTGTACTTGTTCTTGCATGCATTCGCGTACAACCTCCTCTGTGAACTGTCGAACATTCTGGTCCGGAACAACAAATACCAACGCATCGTGATTGTGCATTATAAACTTATAACCGATCCTCCTTTTGCTGGGGTGTTTATAGAAATTGTACATTGCAATAGCTACTGCGTCCGCTACTCCGCTTTGACACACGAAATTCATTGCTTCTCGTTCATTCTTGGCGATAACATCGCTAGAACGAGATATGAAGAATCTTCTGTAGCTTCCAAAACAGTTGGCTAGCCACCTGTGAGTTCGAACCCTCAATTTAACACTATCCTGGAAGGGGTAAATCTTATCGTATCTAGTATAAATGGTATCAACAATCTTAGCGACATCTTGCTGTGTTACATCGACGCCCTCCGTAATTAACTGAAAGTAACAGGATTTAACACCACGACCGTAGTTTAAGCCAAATATGATCTGTTTAGCTGCTAACCTGTAATGAAGCTTTCCAGCTTCCTTGAGAGCCTTCTTGTTCGGAGCGCAATTCAAATTAAAAGCCAATACTGCGATCTGGCTGTGAATGTCCAATTTGTTCGGATCGTCGTCCGGTAATGTCGAAAGATAATAATCATTGATAAGATTCTTATCCTGTGCTGCAACCCCAATCATAAGCAATTCGGCACCACTATAGTCTATCTCAACGATGCTATAGCCTGGTGGAGCCACGATCATGCTTCTGATTGGTGCAATGTATAAATCTCCAAGGATTTGTTTATAGCTGTCTTCTTCACTGTTTGGTAGGTTCTGTAAATTTGGTTTTGAGCAACTGCATCGACGTGTTTCCTTCAGAGCCGAATAAAATGGATGAATCCTTCCATCGTCACATACATAAGCTAGGATTCCCTCTGGCTCCTCGTCGGCACTGCTGTTTGGTAGTATTGTTTTCGTAACCTGGTTAAGAACTCTAATATCTCTCAGTTTACGAACACGCTCGTCCTGAGCTATCAGATTGTTGAGTGTGTCCAAATCCGTGGATGGTGATACTTTACCTGGTATGCACGAGGCATCCCATTCTCTATCATCTGTCGTTTTGATAGGCGTCAGATTGAAACTTATAGCCCCTTCCGGACGCATCCGACTCTTTCCATGATACTTCTCTCCGTACAGCAATTCGACACATTGAGGCCAGGATTGAAAATTAAAAGTGGGCCAGTTAATCTCATCTCGGAATTCCGATAAAAGCCTGTCTCGAACTGTGTTGTAGCATTCTCCTAATTGAAGCGCTCTCTGCGAGTCAATGCAGACTCCGGTAAGGTTCATCTCCAGAAAACCAAGCTGCGACTTCAAGTTTCTCCAGTACGCACCCCAGCAATTATTGCCAAAAACATCTCTGTAAAGTCCTTTGCTCAGAACCTCCGCTAATTTAAGAGTAACATAGGCATCAGTAGCAGCATAAGGCAGCAGAATTTCCTCAGAGATGAAGCCATATCCCCTGGCTCCTTTATTTTTCTTCATCTCCTCATCAACTGCCTGTGACCACTCCGGAAAATCCAGCCATATTCTGGCTGCATGTTCCAACCCGAATTGACCACACTCATCTATAGCGTGATACGCAATAATCGCATCGAAAATCCCAGGATAGTTTGGCCCGAAATCTACATTATTGTCGTTATCCTTTGGGAACCAGAATTTTGGTTCGACATCAACTCCTAGAGATAAGAGCCAGGGAATGTCTGCTATAAAGTTGTGTCCTACGATTTGAATATTGTTATCTGGGATAAACAAAGGTTGCAATATACTTGCAATCTCGGCTTTTGTTCCGTTAAATGTCCAGGCTCCACCTGGAGCTGTAAGAACTGCTACCGCAACTGCTGGCTCCTGGGTATGATTCGAAGCTAAGTTAATGGTTCGAATATACGAATCATGATTCAGTGGAATGATCCCATTCCACTCTAGGTCCACAGAAACCCGCACCGGTCTCGTTTTGGCAGCTTCAAGAATGTCACTAACATACTGTTTTAATTGACTAGCGGTGTCGATCCGTGAGTACTTTACATCATATGGTTGAACGGTTTTACCATAATATATGAAATCTATAGTCCTTCGCACCAGTAATTGGAAATTCTTGTATTCACTTATCGAATGCAGTGCCGTTAGGGGAAGAGCGTGTACTATCGCTTTTTTCTCTCCCTGCCACGTAGTGTACGTATATTCCACGGGTGTACGGCTGACAGTAGCTTGAGATTTCCTAGTAAATATCTTCAAGGCTTGTGATCCAAGACAGATGATATGGTCCGGCTGTAGAATTGCCAACTCTAACTGTATCAGTGGAAGAAAATCCTTGATAAGCTTTGATTTTATAGAGGTTGGAGCACGATAGATGCGAATCGAATTAGCAGTGTAGATGTTGGAAAACTGCTGATCGTCAACACCCGCGGACTCCAGAGCATTCAGAAGAGCATCTCCAAAATCACCAGAGAAATTAACTCCAGTGACTGATTCCACAAAAGATGGTTCAGCCCCTATAACATAAATGACTGGAACACCAGGCTGTATTTTCTCGATCCTGGGTCCATACTCTACAACATTACTATAGTTTGAGATATTACTCTCGTCGTCTCCGAGATCTTCCCGCAAATCAAGCAGGAAATGACCTGGAATAATCTGATAATTCATTGCCCCGTCCGGAGCAATATACGTATAGGGATAGGCAAAACCATAGAGAAGCCTGAAATATCTCTCATTTACATGTTTGATCATCTCCTTACAGAGGGTTTCTTCTGATAATGGTTTTGAGACTGTCGGATTGCCGAGAAGCTCCCTCTGTAACGCCTCAGATAACTGTTTAACATAAAAATTGTCTGGCCAAGGGATAAGACCGCCAAGACCGTAAAACTGAAAAGAAGATCCTCCATCTCCGAAGATTGTTGCTACACCGTTAGCAGTTGGTTCTAACCAATCAACCTTAGAAATCCAGTCCTGACGCACATTCCAGGATGTACTCATATAGTTTCTCCCTATCCAAGTCTGCCGGGTCCTTCCCATCCGGTAAAATACGGATGGAATATTTCAATCCAGAACTGTTCAGTGCCGCATTGAGCGAGTTTATGATATGCATACTGTGCTGGTTGGTTGCAATATCTCCATCCAGTATAACTATGGCATATTTGATACCCAATTCCTTTAAATGCATCACTTTTCTACGGGACAGATGCGTTCCCAGCATTCCCAATGCGCCGGGTCCATATCTCCACACATCTTTTGCCCCCTCAAATAGAACAGCAAACTGCAATCCTTTTGGAAATGCATCATATCCGTATAAAACTTCTCCAACTTTGGTGCCCTTAGCTGTTAGATACTTGAGATTTCCCTGTTTCCCAAAGATTCTCCCCTGATACCCATACAACTCCCCATTCATGTAAATCGGAATAATGATCCTCCCGTACATGTTAGGGAAACGAGGATCAAGTTCAGCAGCAAATTGAATTTTGAACGTGTTGTACAGATAATCCAAATCAAAGTTTTCAGAAATTAAATATTGTGCTGCTGGATGACTGGCCTCCAGGCTGTTTATCGGTACCAGTCCAGCAGGAAGTTCGCATCTTGTACGGGCAAGTGTACGAGACCGGAACTGTAGGTCCAAGTTAGTGGGTGGTTTTTCAAAACCATATATGATATGCTTCAACGCAGTTCGAAATTCTTCGTAGGAAAGGCAGTTTTCATTGTAACAATATGCCAATCCCCAGAATTTCCTTTTAGTGGAGGGATCTTCAACACCATAATGGTGATTGATCCATAACCGAAAGCGAGTATCTGGTCGTCCATTTGTCACAATTTGACAAAATGGGCAGTTAACACAGTATGTCTCGCCACGTTGTTCGACAAAAATCTTCTTTTTTCCAGTAGTAGGTTCAATATACTCAGAAAATATGAGCGGTAGGTCCTCGTTGGCAATTTTTACTTCTCCGAATAGATACTTTAACCGGCGGAACAACCATGTGTTGATCATAGAGTCACGTTTCTCCGCAGAATTCCGTAGAGTTTGTCCAAAACATACTGATCCGAAACATCGACGAATCGCAATGCATCGTTATTTTGAATCAGACGCGGTGCAATCCGTCTTGAACGACGTGACTTTGAACAATTCAGCGTCATAACGCGGGTGTCGCTGTCCTGTGGTCCTAAACAGAAGGCATACACAGCGTTATTGGCGAAACTCCTGCACCATTGTGCCTGCGAATGATGAGTTGGTATGTGCGGTGGTTTGTTTGAGACTTCACCTGCGAGTTGGTGTACCGCCCACACGGAGCAATTTAGCGGCCCAGCGATGAGATCTTTAACTCTTTGAACAAAGCTTGTTAATTCTGAAACGCGAACACGAGAAATATCCTTGTTATGTAACATTGCCTCTCGTTCTACGATGATTCCTGCCCAATCCAGAACAACAGTACATATTTTTCTCCCTGTTGTTTCTTGTAGTTTTAAGAGATAATCAACAACTTCATGTAGATCACCGCCATTTGTGGCATCAACTGTGGCTGGATCAGATCCAGAAAAATCCACAATCCTATAGCAATTTCTTAAAATATCCCTTGCAAGCTCATATCTTCTTTGCTCTTCTTCAGTAAAAGTATCCTGATTCCTGGCCAACTGTTCTAAACGCTGTAATGGAAGATTCGTTGTTTGAGCGTATGCACGAATTATTGTATCTCGTTTGCTTAATTCGTAGGTAAAATAAACATTGATGAAATTTAATCTTTCCGTGTAGAAATAGGTGGCCTGTTCTGTGACAAGTTGAAGGCTTAGCAGAGACTTTCCACCACCTGTGGGGCCTAATAAGCAATAGACTTCATTGGCCCTACACCCACCGCCCATCAAATCATCAATAAAGCTTATCCGATGCGGTGTAGTTTCAAATTCTTCGATTAGGGTCGTCAGCTCTGGAGCTTCTGGATCTACCGGATAAGCTGAAAAGCGTGTCGAAGTCTTGAATTGAGCATAAATATCATCTAAAAACTTCACAAATGCCGTGTCGTCGCCATTCATTTTTGTCAGGCGTTCACTCATCGTATCCTTGAAGTAGCGGGCAATTATGAGTTTAGCCAGGTCGATGGCACAGGCACGGTTTAGTTCTGTAGGTGATACGGTCTCCACAATCTGTAGGATGTCTTCCACCTGATCCAGAACAAATTCTGGATACACATGGGCTTGTTGCAGCCGACTGCTAATAAGCACTGTTAGTGTAGTGACATCCGGTGGACGATTAAACTCTTCAAAGTAATCTAAAAAAACACGCCAGAGGACAGCGAATGGTTTTTCCTCTGGCAATATGAAATGTTCTGGTTTAAGGCCCCTAATACAGAATCTCTGTACCTCGTTGTCCGCTAGGGCGTGAATCAAGACATACTTTATCACGCTTAGATCTACACCCAATCCTTGCATGATGCACCCTCTATGTCAATGTCTTTCAAATACTTTCTGTATTCGGCTGCCGCGACCACGAATTGATATTCAGCGGCTGGAAAGTATTTGTTAGCAATGTCGTCAAATCCTAGTTTCCTCGCTAGGTAGTATCGCAATATTGGCGATACTGAAATACTCGAATCAGACAGTGTAGCCGCAAGAGCCTTCGAGTCATCCATGAGCAGACGCCAGTATTTGTACCGAGACCGAAAAACATCTAGTTCTGCTCTGATTTTTTCTCCGAGTCCCTCTAAACTTTCAAGATATGCTTGATACGCAGTCCAGGCTGAATCGCTGTAGAGATGAATAGGCTGTAAATTTACTGAGGCTAAATCGAGATCTGTTCTGAATTTCAAATTTGCATAAATGAATCCATATACATCGTTACAGCCACGTTCGTTAAGAAAGTCAGCAATCTTAGACCATTTGTTTGTGTAGCGCCTACCAGTTTGCCTATCTTTACCACCATCCCACGACGCCTGTCTTCTTTCTGGTCTGCTCTGTAAGAGATAGTAAAACGCCTCTCTTACCTCGTCTTTCGACACCATAGTTTACTTTCCAAATTTGCGGGATTTCCTGGTCTTCGCGGTTAGACTCCGAAAACGGCTGAGATGTAGGGGGGTTCCAGTGTGGTCAAACTGTGCCCAACCGTGCTTGGCATAGCATCTGTATCGTTCTATCGATTTTTGCATGAGTCCTCGTTCAAACTTGTCGATGAAGTCTATCACAAGTCCTGAGGGTTTGCAGATTTGGTTACTTATCCGACAGACCCTACCAGGGACCTGGGTGGCCGCTGTCTTACTTCCGCTTCCTTCTGCTCGGATTAGCACCTCCAGGTTATCAAAACTTACACCAACTGCCCACACTCCGGTTGCAATAACTCCCATAACCTGACGAGTCTGAAAAAGAGTACGTAATTCTTCTCTTCGTTTTGCTGGAATAGGGGCGTAATTGAGATCGGTAGGATATGCTCCCTCTTTTCTCGACCCAGCATAGCACACCTCGAATTCCGGCAGGTATTGCTTGAGTCTCAGCGCGTGCTCAATTGTTTCGACTATGATGAGAACTTGCCTATTGTTATTGTAGTGTTCCAGAGCGACATTCGCTATGAGTCGATTTCTAGAGTCATTACACCATATCCCGTTCCGTTTACGAGTGATAGGGTCTGAGAATTTTGTTTCAACGGCATCGACAGGATACCATATTACGACGATTGGAACAACAATCGAAACATCTTCTGCGTCCTGGTATGAAACCCGGTAAAGAACGGGACCGCAGAGTCCCTCTATTCTGGAGTGCAGATTATCGTACCTAGTGTCCGGCGTTGCTGTCAAGCCCAGTTTTGGTGCAAAGTAGTTGCTTAACAGACGCATGTACCTGTCCGTCACCAATTCATGCACTTCATCTAGAATAACAAGATTCGCGTCGAACCTGCTATGGAAAACACTGTCTGCAGTGAAAACGGTAACTCGCCCAGTTGTTTTCGATCCAGTCGTAACTAACCCCACATCTGGGGTCGTCTTAAGAATAGCCCGATAGTTTGAAATTACCACATCCCGTCTGCGAGAAATCACATCAATCTTATAATCTTTGTACAGATTTACCAGCATCGAGATGAGGTAGCTTTTACCAAATGCTGGTGGTGCTACAACCACTCCACCAGTGCCAGCTATCAATGCTTTGTCCACAGCTTTCAGGCATTCTTCCTGAAGTGGACGTAAAGTGAACTTATTAGAGACGTTTTCCCAATCCGCTTTGAGTCCACGTTCTCTCTCGGCACGATAAGTATATGTAATGCCAGCTTTGGTGATGGCAAAGAGAAGCTTGAACAGAAATCCATCCGGTATTGTATAGCCGTCTTCGGCCTTTGTGTACAGTTTTACGACAACCGTCTTAATGCTTCTTAAGAATGGGTCGTATATTCTTTTCTCTACGACCAGGTGCTCCGCTAGAAAAGATTCCAGTACCTGCCATTCCTGCTTGTTTTCCGGCCTAATGATAAGAAAACAATGTACGTGCTCCAGTACCATACAGCCCTCCGAGTATAACATAACTAAAAAAATCAGGCGAAAATATTACCTCGATGGGAAAACCCACCGAGGTAAATCGCCTCATATTTTAATGCCGGATAAGACGCTGTAATTCGAGTTATTTATTCTATCGTTCTTGCATATCGCTTTCCTCTTGCTGCTAGATTTGCCATCGCCTCCTGAAGATTATTGCTGTTCTGGAATAGTTGAGTCAACTCTGGTATTGATAGGTTCATGACTGCTGCACGTATTGCCGCAACCATACTCTGATCCGCAACTGTGTTACTAGGATAGAATCGTTTTGCCAGCAGCAGGATTCCATTATGCAATTTATTTATAGTTTCACGGAGATTCGAGACAGCCGGCATCAATTCTTCGTGGCTTTCTGCATACAATGCGTTATCGATCTCTCTTTCCATCCCCTGTAATTGATTTTCCATGATACTGGATCCAGTTATGCCAACCCAGCTACCCACGGTTCCGAGGAAGCCACGTGGTTGTTCCAGTTCCGGCTCGAACTTCCTTACCGTATTAATAAGATTTTTTACTTCTTTCAAGTTATCCTGTATGATCTTAGCATCCTGTACTTGTGGATTATTCATGTAACGACTGAAAAGATCATTTAAACCAGCAACGTTGGTCTTGATCTTCGGTGGAGCTGCCGGTTGTTGAGCAGGAGTTGCTGGTGCCGGAGGTGGTGGCGCAGGTGGTACCAATTCTTCTATTCCATATCCAATTCCACCGGCTAACCTACCTTCCGGTTTGT